AACGAATCCTAATGACCCCAACCGGAATTTCTATGCCAGATCTACCAACCTCAGATCCACGTGTTGCTGGTCAACTATATAACGTTACGGGGGAATTGAAGATATCTGTAGGTCTGTAGGTGAATAACTAGGATTTTAAAAATTTAAAAAATATTTGAAGGGAGGCTTCGATCTCCCTTTCTTACTGTTTAGATATTTATATTAAAAAAGACCCATATGGCAACACCAAGAAACAAATATTCCATGCAAGTGCGTATCCGATACCAAGGTCGCCTTGTGGATGTTTTAGATCGCATACGAGCTATACGAATGGTTTTAATGGTTCATATAGAAAAAGATCTAGGCGATGATAAAGAACTAGTTACATTGAAAATAATGACTCCATATCCAGCAAGACAATCTTTTTTTGCTGTGCGCAAATTGTGCTTAGGTAAAATTGAAACTCTTAAAGATATGCAGTTTTTAGAAACAACTCTCACAAAATTAACATAATTATGGCCGCAACAAACAAGCAAAAAACACCGCCCAAGAACCCTATCCGTTTCTCAATAACACTTTCAGATGAACAGCGTGAGGCAAAAGGTAAAATACTAGAAGCTCCTTTTAATTTTATATTAGGGAAGGCTGGATCTGGTAAAACATTGCTAGCAGTGCAATGTGCATTAGATCAGTATTTTAAAAGACAGATCAACAAGATAGTGATAACACGTCCCACTGTTTCGACAGAAGATAACGGATTCTTACCAGGTTCATTAGCAGAAAAAATGGAAGAATGGTTGGTACCAATTCGCAGTAATATGAGAAAGGTTTATAATAAACCAGAAATACTAGAAAAAATGGAAAAGGAAGAAAACATTGAATTGGTTTCTTTGTCTCATTTCCGCGGAAGAACATTTGATGATGCTATTTGCATTGTGGATGAATTTCAAAATCTAACCAAACAACAGCTTCACATGGTATTATCCAGATTAGGAAAAGGTAGCACCATGATATTGTGTGGGGATAAACATCAAATTGATTTGAAATATAAAAATGATTCAGCCGTTCACGATGTGCCGAAAATTAAAGATTCTAAATACGTTAATGAATTAATTCTTAAAGATAATCATCGTCATGAATCATTAGATGAGATTTTAAGACTACTAACTGAATCTTATTGATATTTATATTAAAAAAGGATTCAAATGGATTATTCAGAAAATAAACCGATCTGGCCAGGGTCATCGTCGTTTAGCCCAGGCGATACTCCGTTTGGTTTTTTTGACACAGATCCGTTATTCCAAACTCAAGCAGACAGTTTTGCTAATTATGCCGCACAACATTTAGGTTATCCTATAATGGATGTGGAACTGCAGGATATTAATTTTTATACTGCATTTGAATCTGCTGTGATAGAATATTCAAATCACATCAATCAAATTAATATCACAAACAACTTGATGAACACGTTGGGAGTACCAACTGGTTCTCAGTATTTAAATGGAGGAAGTCTTACCGGCCAATTGGTAGGTACTTCATTGAGTTATATTACCAAACTATCAAAAGCATATGGTACTGAAGCTGACTCTGGAGGAAATGTAGAATGGCATACTGCATCGATAGACATTGTGGCAGGCAAGCAAACATATTCAATCAGAGAAGCTGTAGAAAACTCATTAGGAATAACTTTATCAAACACAAGCTCAATTGAAATACGCAAAGTGCTTCATAACACACCTCCTGCTATTGTTCGATACTTTGATCCATATGTAGGAACGGGTTTAGGTTCACAGCAATTACTAGATGCATTTGATTTTGGAGGATTTTCTCCTAGTGTGAATTTCATGATGATGCCGATTCACGCAGACTTGCTCAGAATACAAGCAATTGAATTCAATGACCGAGTTAGAAAATCTCATTTTTCTTTTGAGATACATGGAGATAATATAAAATTGTATCCAACTCCAGGAACACAAGGAACACAGGCAGTTCCATACTATGACAAGGTTTGGTTCGAATTTATATATGAAGAAGAGAAAGCAAAGGATGCCCTTTTATTTGGTAATAGCGCACTTATAACAGGTGCGGTAAGTGACGCATCTAATATACCATATACTTATCAAACATACAGTACAATTAATGATATGGGGCGTTCTTGGATATTTAAATACGGATCCGCAGTAGCAAAAGAAATGTTAGGCTATGTCCGCGGTAAATATTCCACAATACCAATACCAAATTCAGAAGTAACACTTAACGCATCAGACTTATTAAGTGCTGCCCAATCTGAAAAAACTGCTTTAGTTGAAGAATTAAAAACATTTTTAGGAGAAATGACCAAAGAGAAAATGTTAGCAAGACAACAAGCAGAAAATGATGCAATGAACGAAATTTTAAGCAAGATTCCGTTGAAAATTTATATAGGATAATGAAATGGCTTTATTTGGTGGAATGCGTGATGCAAAGTTTTTAGCTTCGATAAACTCGGAGCTCTTAAATTCTGTTGTCGACACTGAAATAGAGCTTTTCAAAATGCACATAGAACAAAGCGATTCCAATTTATACGGCGAATCGGAAAATAAATCTTATTATGATTCAATTTTAATTCCTTGCTTAATTACCAAAGAAAATAAAAATGCATCACAAGATGATTACGGTCATACCTATACCAGAACTGCACAATTTGCTATTTCAAGAGATATTCTAGTTAAAGCCGATATTTATCCGGAAGTGGGAGATATCATTTTCTGGGACAATGAGTACTATGAACTAGACAATGTGGATGCAAATCAGTACTTTGTAGGAAAGAATCCAGAAACATGGCCAAATGGTAGCAATCACGGATACAGTGTTTCTATTGTGGTTGATTCTCATGCAACTCGACAAGTACCATTAGGTATTCGAGATTTGAGATATGGTAGCGATGGACGCAAAGATGCATATAAAGGATTTTAATGGCAAGATATAACAAACAAAATATCGATCGCAAAACAAATAAACCTAATCCGAAACGAACGGAAGGTATTACCGATGATCGCATATTGAATCGAGCAGAACAGACTCGGCGAGATGATGATGTTATTAGAACTCCTAAAAGAACTATATACGATATTGATTATGCAATTAAATGGTATATTGACAATGAAATACAACCACAAATCAAACATCGCAAAGAACTAGTAAATGTCCCAGTGATTTTTGCTAACGGAGAAAAATGGGACAACGTTCAGAGATTAGGATACATACGAGATGAAAAGGGCATGTTGCAATCTCCGCTAATCATGATTAAAAGAAACAGTGTAGCAGAGCGCGATGATTTAAAAAATCTGGATGTTAACAGAACTCAGGCAGGAAGCAAGATAATATATAAGAATCAATACAATTCCAGAAATCGTTATATCGATTCATTGTTTCCAATTCCTAAAAATGAACCACAGCCATCACAAGAAATATTTTTAATTGATATACCAAAATACGTGACGATTTCATATGATTTATTGATGTGGTGTGATTTTACCACACAAATCAATGACTTGGTTGATCAAATACTTCCGTATAATCGATTTGCATGGGGAAATCAAGCAAACAGTTTTTCCACATACATGGATCAAGTCAGCTTCGAAACAGTTAATACAGTTGGAGAAGATCGTTTAGTTAGAGCAACTCTTCCTATCAATGTGCATGGTACATTGTTGTCTGGACAAGAAGCTAGACAGTCAACCATACAAAAAATGTATTCGGTTAAAAAAGTTAGATTTGATACGGTTATTGATGTCGGATCTGGATTATTCGAATCCACCCAAGTTCCTATAAAATTATTAGCAGTATCTCAACAAATATTTTCTGGAGGTACTGTTCAAGTATCCACAGGTACGGGAGGCGGAACGACAACAATTGACACAGAAACAATGTCATACCTAACGAATTTAACAGATCAACAAGCTACAGTAACCAATTCTACTACGGTTACAGTGAATGCATCTGCAGCAACCAATCCAACTACAAGTGATACTGCAACTAAAAATGAATTTGATGTTTATATTAACGGGCAATATATAGATAAACAAGCATATACATGGACGCCTACGACGACTCCAAATACTATTACATTCGATACAGGAATATTAGGATTCAATTTAAATGCAGGAATGGTTGTGATTGTTAACGGAAGATGGGCATAATGAGAAGATTTGATTTAAATCAATTACCAACTGGATCATATTCTATATCTGGATCTTTCTCCGGATCATTCCAAGGTTCATATTCAGGGGACGGTAGCGGTTTACAGGGTATAACGGCAACAGTAGCCCCAGCTGGCCCAACAACCTCAGTACAATTCAATGATGGATTAAATAATAGCGGTAGCTCTGAATTTACTTTTGATAAAACAACTGGTTTAGTATCAGTAACCTCTGCTAGTATCGCAGGCATAACATATCCTAATGTAGATGGTATAGATCGGCAAACTATAAAAACTGATGGAGCAGGAAATTTATTTTTTGGATATCCTGAGTCTATAACAATTCGAGTAAAAAATGTTGACACTATAACTTTACAAAAAGGTTATCCAGTACACAACACTAGCTCCGGAACATCAGGAAACATAATAGGTATAGTAGCTGCCGATGCAGGAGATCCTGCGCTGATGCCAGCTGCAGCTATTCTCAATGAAACCTTAGCCCCAGAAGCAGAAGGAGAAGCTTTACTGAGTGGATTCATACAAGGAGTTAATACTGCCGGATTTACTTCTGGGGATGTAGTATATGTTGCAGTAGGCGGAGGATATACTCAAACTAAACCTACTGGATCTGCATTAATACAAAACTTAGGAATAATTGGTAAAGTAGATCCAACTAATGGTTCTGGTATTGTTTATGGTTCGGGTAGAACAAATGATATACCAAATCTTACTGAAGGATATGTATGGGTTGGAAACAACAATCAAGTTGCTACTGCATTAGCAACAAGTTCCATACAACAAGTAGTATCATCTTCATATGCTTTAACTGCGTCGTTTGCATTAAATGGAGGAGGTGGAAGCACCGATACTGGATCTTTGCTAACAACCGCTTCTGTATCATTAAATACAATAACATTTACTAAAGGAGATGGAACAACCTTCCCAATACTAGTAGACACAGGTAGTAATACTATCATCCCAGACGGAACAGTTTCATCATCTATACAGATATCAGAACTAGGATTTGTTACAAGTAGTGCCACTGCATCATTTGTATTGAATTCGCAAACAAGCTCAATGAGTGTAGCTACGGCAAGTTATGTAGCAGCATCAAATATAGATGGAACAGTTTCAAATGCAGTATCATCATCTTATGTATTAAGATCTGACGCAACTAATACTATTGATATTACACAAGGATCTGTAAATACAAATAGATATGTAACATTCACAGATGCTATCAATTCAGATGGATCTTTACTAGCTGATCCCGGTATTTTGTATAACCCATTTTCAAATACATTAACAGTTTCAAACATAATAGGAACTGCATCATACGCCGTAACAGCATCATATGCATTAAGTGCGTCATATGCACCTGATACAACTTTCCCATATACCGGAAGTGCTATTATATCAGGAAGTTTAGAAGTCATAGGTGGTACTATATTAACAAACACTACAACACCAACTTTAACCGTTATAGGATCTGGATCAGCTAATTCTATTTTTATAATATCAGGAAGCACCGGAGAATTATTTA